CCAGAGGTTATGCAATTTGTTCCTGATGTTGCAGACTTAATAGCTATTAATGCTATTAGAAACGCTTGCATTGAATTTTGTGAACGTACTAGATATTTACAAATAGATATACCATACATACCTTTAGTAACTGGGGAATCTTCTTATTTTATTAATACCCCAGAAAGTACTAAGTTTGTACTACCAGAAGTATGTTATTATAATGATGTTTTATTAATACCAAAGTCTAGCGATGAATTAGCAGGTATTTATCGTATGGCTGACTGGAGAGATGTAAAAGCAAACCCTGCTTATATAACTAGGTTAATTATGCCTGAAATTGTAGTTGTTCCTTATCCTGCAACTGTATTATCAACAGATTTTTTAAGATGTCGTGTTTCTATTGCACCAACAAGAGATTCTACGGAGGTTGATTCCGAGATTTACGAACAATTTTTAGAAGTAATTAGTTTTGGAGCTAGGTCAAGACTATACAGCACACCAAAACAAGCGTATTATGATAGAGGAGCCGCTGACCAATACTATCGTATGTTTAAATACGGAATCAGCGAATGCCGTGAAAGAATTACTAAAGGTCTTTCTAGAGACTCCGTTAAAGCCGAATATCAGAGGTTTGTATGAGCGTAATTAAACTAGTCCAAGGCGACAACTTACCTTTTATAAGAATGACATTAACCAACCCTGACGGAACTGCAGTGGATGTAAGTACGGCTACTGTTACAGTTAAATTTAGGGCTGTTAATACAACAACTACTTTATCTACTATTACATGCACAAATGTAAATACTGGTTCAGATGGATTAGTTAAATTTAATTTTCCCGGAAATACTTTAAATGTAGATCCCGGACAATATGAAGGTGAAGTAGAAATTAACTTTGCAGGGCTATACCAGACAGTTTATAATGTATTAAATTTTTTAGTAAGAAAACAATTTATTTAGGAGAAATTATGAGAAACGAAAAAGCAAGCTGCGGTGACATAACTGTGGCCTCATTACAAGCAAATGCAATTATTCCTGAAGGAATGGGTGTAGAGGGTTTTTATGAAGTAGAGTGCCGTGATGCCGAGGGCAACTTAAAATGGGAAGAAAAATTTCCTAACCTAGTTGTAGCTGTAGGTAAACAGTTAATGCTTGATACATTTTTAAAAGGCTCTGCTTATACTGTTGTTGGACCATTCTTAGGACTAATCGGTAATAGCACAACATTTGCTGCGGCTGATACAATGGCTTCCCACACATGGTCAGAGTTTACTAACTACACAGTTGGTGGCTCATCAGTCCGTGGAACAGCGGTGTTTGCATCAGCTACCTCGTCTGGAACAACTCCGACTAACGTTACAACTTCTGCGGCAACTGCAGTTATTTATACTATTACAGGTGGTGGTGGTACAGTTTACGGTTGTTTCTTAGTAACAGGTACAGGTGCTGTAAGTACACTAAGTTCGACTGCTGGTATATTATATTCAGAAGGTAATTTTTCTGTGTCTAAAACTGTAACTGCCGGAGATACTGTGTCGGTAACATTTTCGACTACTGCAACTTCGTAATTAGGAGCCAATTATGGCATTAGTTTTGAAAGACAGAGTTTTAGAGACCTGTAATTCTCCCGGCACGGGCACGGTTACGCTATTAGGTGCGGTTACAGGTTATCAGTCGTTTAGTACGATAGGTGACGGCAATACTTGTTACTACACCATAGCTGACCAAAGTGGGGCTAGTTGGGAAGTAGGTATTGGTACTTACTCATCATCAGCTGGAACCCTAGCTCGTACAACGGTACTTTCTTCATCTAGTGCTGGCGCTTTAACTAACTTTAGTTCTGGTGTACAAAACGTATTTTTAACTTATCCTAGTTCACGAGCTGTTAATTTAAGTTCAGGCACATTAACTTCAGGCAGGGTTACTTACGCAACTACAGGCGGGGCTTTAACAGATTCAGCTAACCTAACTTTTAACGGTACTGATTTAAATGTTTCTGGTATGACTGTTGGCCTTGGTGGTGGTAGTGTTGCTACTAATACTGCAATAGGTTATCTAGCATTATCGGGTGCAAATACTGGTGCTGCTAACGTGGCTATTGGACTCGGTAACTTAAATGCAAATACTAGTGGTTCAAGTAATATTGCAATTGGTGCATATAATTTACGTTTTAATCTTTCAGGCGGCAACAATATAGCCATTGGGTATGAAGCTTCTAGGAATAATGTTAATGGCTCTGATAATATAGCCATTGGGTATGAAGCATTATATACTAGTGTCGGACACCAAAGAAATATAGCCATTGGCAATGGAGCGTTACGACTTTCTAATAATTCAGATACTGTTGTAAGTAACAACTTAGCCATTGGGTGGCAATCAGGTAGTGCAATAACCACGGGTAAAAATCTTGTAGTTATTGGACCATTTTCAGGTTATGGGCTTTCAGCAGATGGATACCGTTATGTAGATGTTCGCCAAGCTACAGGGGCAATTGTATTAAGTGATGGTACTGGTTTTCCTTTTCTTAGTTCTAGCAGCATAGGCTCTGGCAATACTACTATATATGGTGTGTTGAGAGTAACAACAGGTATTTTTGGAGGAACTTTTGCAGAACCGGGCACTGGAAATGTAACAACATTAACACCTATTAGCCATCTTTATTCTGTAACTGCAAGCGGAGTACCAGACCCAGCTAATTTAATAGCAGGAGAACTTGCACTAAACACAACAGACGGAAAACTCTTTTATAAAGACACAGCTGGAGTAGTTCAAGTATTAGCAAATAAAGGCACAAGTGGCGGAACGTTTACATCAATTTCAGCAACAAGCATAACAGACTCAGGATTAACAAGTGGTCGAGTAACATTTGCAGGTGCTAGTGGATTATTAAGTGATAGTGCTAATTTTACTTTTGCTGGAAGTACATTAGCCTTGTCATCATCAGGAAGTACTGGACAAACAATTACATCCGTTGGTACAAATGTATATTCGAGTATTTCTTTTTCAAACACAACCACAGGTTACGGATACGACATAGGTTTTGGTGGAAGTGCATCTGTAGCACCAAATAGTTTTTACATATATGGTGGAAGTACAGCAAGCGTAAAATTAGCAGTAGGCGCTAGTGGTAATGTAGGTATAGGAGTTAGTAATCCAACAAACAAACTTTATGTAGCGGATAACTCAGCATCTGCAATGATTTATGGATTGCAAAGCGGTGCGGGTGACCTTTTTGGTTTAGCCAATAGTGCATCTGAAAAGTTTAGAATTACCAATGCTGGTAATGTAGGTATAGGTACTAGTAGTCCTGATTCATTTACTATTTTTCCATCTAAACTTGTTGTAGGAAGTGGAACTGGTAATCAGCAAATAACAATTTACTCAGGCACAACAAGTGAAGGTAATCTTATTTTTGCTGATGGCACATCAGGAAGTCAGCAATACATGGGTTTATTAAGATATGACCATGCTGATAATGCAATGAAATTTTACACCAACGGTGGTACGCTTGGAATGACTATTAGCTCGGCTGGCGTATTAACTACTGCTACTGACGCTTCTGTAAATAGTCTTACTGTTGGTCGTGGAGGTGGTGCTATTGCTACAAATACAGTTTTAGGTGCTAATGCTTTAAGTGGAAACTCAAGTGGAACTAATAATTTAGCTGTAGGTAATTACGCTATGTATTTGAATAGTGGTGGTTCATTTAATACGGCTGTTGGTTCACAAGATGCTGGTACTTACGGTGCATTATGGACAAATAATTCAGGTAGTTACAATACAGCTATTGGTACTGCTTCTTTAGCAAAAAATAGTTCTGGCTCTAGTAACACAGCAGTAGGTTATCAAGCAGGATATAACAATACAGCAGCAGAAAATACATTTTTAGGAAAAGGTGCTGGTTTTAGTAATGTTGGTGGAACAAACAATTTATTTGCTGGTTTCCATTCTGGTTATTACACTACATCAGGAAGTAATAATACGTATGTTGGTCATGCTGCTGGTCCAGTAACAGCAATTTCAACTGGTTCAAATAACACGGCAATTGGACAATCGGCATTTCAAGCAAACACTGCCGCCTCTAATAACACAGCAGTAGGTTATCAATCTTTATATACAAATAATACAGGAAGTAATAACGTAGCAGTTGGGCAACAAGCCCTATTTGACAACACCAGTGGCGCATACAACACAGCAGTAGGCGGTGGAATACCTAGTGTATTAGATTCCGCACTTGGAAATAACATTACAGGCTCATACAATACTGCGGTAGGCACTAGCGCATTAGCAAATAACACCACCGATAGCAACACAGCGGTTGGATACCAAGCGGCAAGCACAAATATTATAGGAACTAATGTTACAGTATTTGGCTCTCAGGCAGGATACAACATAAGGGGTAATAATAATACCGCTGTGGGTACAACTGCTATGTATGGTTATGGTGGTGCAATAACAGGTGTATATAATACTGCTCTTGGTCAAGGAAGTTTAGCAAGTTTAACTACTGGTAATTATAACCTTGCAGCAGGTGTAAGTGCGCTTGGCGGAAATACTTCAGGTATATCTAACACGGCTCTTGGTGGATTAGATACAGCCACATACTCTTGTATGTTTACAAACACTCAAGGTTCGTATAATACCGCAGTAGGTAGTGGTGCAATGAGATTAAACCTTACAGCAAATTACAACACGGCAGTTGGATACCAAGCACTTCTATCCAATAGTGTTAATTCATATAATACCGCTGTTGGTTTTCAAGCGTTAGTAAGTACAACTTCTCCTAGAAATACAGCGGTAGGTTATTCGGCTGGAAGTGGAATTACAAACGGATCATTTAATACCGCTGTTGGTTCTCAAGCAATGGGTAACAGTACAGTTACAGGTAACGATAACATAGCAGTTGGCTCTTGGCATGATGGTGTTATTGAAGGTCCTCTTGCAACCTTAACATCAGGCGCTGAAAACGTAGCCATTGGTAATGGTGCATTAAAAACTATTTCTACTGCTTCTCAGAATACTGCTGTTGGTCATGCTGCCCTAGCATTAGTAACAGGGTCGGGTAATACAGTAGTTGGTTGGAAAGCGGGTTTATCTATTGCTGGTGGGGCTAATAACTCTTATTTTGGTACTGGAACAGGTGCTGGAAGTGGTACAACTTCAGGTCAAAATAACACAGCAATGGGTCTGTCAGCATTAGGCTCAATATCAACTGGTAATTACAACGTAGCAATTGGTTCTTCAGTGCCCGGTTCTTATTATGCAACTTTGTCTAACAACACAACTGGCTCTAACAATGTTGCCATTGGAAATGCAGCAATGGGAAATAATGTTAGTGGCTCTAACAATGTGTCTATTGGTTATTTGTCTGGGGCAAATAGTACTGGTGATGTTAACGTATACATTGGAAGAATTGCTGGACAATCAAATGTGGGTGGAGGAGCAAATACTTTTGTTGGTCAAAATTCAGGAAACCTATTTAACGTAGCATCAGGAAATAGTTTTAACTCGTTTTTTGGTTGTGACTCTGGGCAGTCAATTACAACAGGTCTTAGAAATACTGTTATTGGTTCTTATAGTGGCAATGCTAACAGTTTAAACATTACAACATCAAATAATTATGTTGTTCTTTCTGATGGTTCTGGGTATCACAGATTTGTACATGATGGCGCAGGGACAGCAAAAATATTTCCTAATGTTCCAGCACAGAATAGTACTTCTATTAATTCTGATGT